TATGGATCAATTCATATTTCATAAATATTTCTTTTTATTATTATTGATTTCTTTTTAGTAGATGGCCCACAGCGGGAGGGATTGTTAGTCCTGGTCGTAGTCTGGCCGAAATTGGCTGGATCTAGGTCTGGCCATGGATCATGCTGGCCAGCCTCCGATCTAGCCGGAGGATCCACCGGAGGGCATCGACCAGGGCATAGGCTGTGGCCGTCGGTAAATTGCGTTAAATAATGATTAATTAGCATACCTGCCAAAATGTGCTAATTATCAATTATTTACGCTATTATACGGCCTGAGGATGGAATCTAATTACAGATAAAATTTCAACTAAAAGAGCACTAATTTGGAACTCAGAAGACCGGTATGGGCCGGCAATAAAAGACTAGCACACATTGTACACATATTTTTACAATTCTCAACTTTTTTGCAGCAATTTTTCTCATTTTCCATGAATTTTGGATATTTTTGGTAATATATATATTATATATAGAGAAATAGAGAATATAGAGAATAAATAGTATATATACAGAGTATAGAGTAGCAGCAGAGAGTATATATTATATATATAATACAGAAATATGAAAAAAACAAATGATTTGTTTATTATATTAAGAAATAGTTATATTGCAACGTGCCAACACACAAAACTAAGCTTATTTCAGTTGCTAGGAAATACTGTGCTAACTGGGATCGCGGCAACTGTCTTGGTATAATGTTTTCTAGGAGAGATGGTGCTCTTGAATTTAAAATATCTAAAGAATTTGCAAATAAACCATGCTGTGTCAAGAAAGGCTGCAGCTATTTTGATAATATAGTAATACCGGGAGTAAATAATGGATATTAAAACATTTGATGAAAACGCTTTTTGTGTAGATGCGGAGGGATTCTTTCATCTCTGGTGCTGTGACTGCAGTTTAAGGCACCTGATACTCATAGAAGCAGTTGGCAATGGAGCAGATGTGTTTAAAAATAATGGCGGCAAGGTTGCTATTGGGTTTGTAAGAGATAATGTTTCTACTAAAATGGCTAGAAAGGAAGATAAAATAGTAATATATAAGAGGAAAAATGCTAAAAAAGAAAAATAAGTACGGCAGAGCAGTAATAATACCTGATATCCACTTTCCGTTGCAGGACGATGCTGCAGTGGAATGTGTGATAAAAGCTATTTCTATTGTAAAACCGCAGATATTTGTGTGTCTCGGAGATATTGGGGAGTGGAAGAGCGTTTCTCCTTTCAAATACAAGAGACGAAAACGGCCTCCTCTGGAGTATGTGATCGAAGATCTGGAAAATGACCAAAAACATGTTAATGCTGGTCTTGACCTCTTCGATAAAGCATTAAAAAAGGTGAAATGTGTAAAAAAGTATATGATTGAGGGAAATCATGATAATTGGCTCAATTACTTTGTAGATGAATTTCCATACCTAAAACGGTATAAATTTAAGAATGCGGTCAATCTGGAGGAAAGAGGATATGCATATTACCCATATGGCAAGCTTTTACGCATTGGGAAAGCATATTTCTATCATGGCGGTCATTATACAACAATGTACCATACCAAGCAACATGCTGAAAAACTTGGTAAAAATATAATTTATGGGCATACACATGATGTTCAGCGGCATGGTGTTACTCATGTAGATGGAGCTCATCATGCTTGGTCTATGGGCTGTCTCAAGGATATGTCCCGTGAGGCAAATATGTGGCTTAAAGGCAGGCAGACAAACTGGTTTCATGCCTTTGGAGTCATAGATTTCTTCCCAAATGGTCATTTCAGGCTGGATGTAGTGGATATTACCAATGGCAAAACATTTTTATGGGGTAAAGAGATAGATGGAAATAAGTAACTAACGTCCGGAGGGATGTGGTAAGGCGAATGAAATAAATAGGTCGGGAGTGGCGTGGTTACTAAAAAGATAGGCGAAAGCATAGAGAAGCTGTACAGCAGTGAGAAAGAGTTCCTTGATGATGGAAATACAGGTTATTACAATAACTGGCGTGAAACTCCTGAAGGGAAATATGCTAAAACAGACGATGATCAGATATGCCGCATACTAAAAAGGGGAAAGTTTAGCAATGGGCAGTCGTATATACGCACTATTCTTGGCAGCTACAGGGTATCAGACAAGGTTCTGATAGGAGGGAAGCCGCCAAGGAACATATATTCCTTTGCAAAGCATAAGTTCTGCAATGAACAGCGTATGGGCAGGGAAGAGCCGAACCCTAATGAGATAGTGTTTGCCAAGTATGTTGCCCATGGAATGAAGCCGGAAGATGCTTATATGCGTGTATTCCCTACAAATAACAGGGAATATGCAAAAACAGTATCTAACGCATTATTTAAAACAGAGAGGATTAGAACATTGATTAGTGAAGAAGCAAGAGAAATGCTGGAAAAGGCAGGTATTGATGAAGATTACCTGCTGCACAACGCAAAATACATTATTGATAATCAAGATGGCAGGGATTCAGATAAACTGCGTGCTATAGAGATGCTCATGAAAATAGCGGGAATGTTTCCTAATGACAGAAAAACAGAGTCATTAACCGTATTTCAGGGTTTTACTCAGGATCAGCTCAAGCAACTAGAAGGATCTGATCTCAAAATGCTTGCTCATGCAGAAAAAGATCTCACGTAGCGATATCAGTCTGGATATGATGCCTGTTATATCAACATCTTTGCATAAATGCAGAATATGTGATAAGAAACTAAAAATGTCCGATAAGATGGTTGCTTTTGATGTTGTACACATTCCTATAGGTTATGCCTGCAGATACTGCAAAACTGTGTATGGCGAGAACGATGTGCTGATTGATATTGGCGATCTTGAAGGAAGCGGTGTATATGGAGAAGGATAAAACATTCAATATAGTACCATCGCCATCTGAATCCAGAGCGAATGATGAAGTTCTCCAGAAATCGTATAGTGACCTGATCTATTTCGGCAGGGCCTTTTTGCCCAACGATTTCCTGAAAAAGAGTGAATCTCCATCATTTCACTACAATATAGCAAAAAAGCTCATTTCTACCAAACCGGGAGCCAGAATCTGTAATATCATCCCCCGTGGTTTTGGTAAGTCAATTATGGCAAAAGCTGCCATTCTGCATAAGATGTGCTTTTATCCGAAAGGAGACCGGCAGTTTATTGCTTGGATCGCAGAGGAGCAGGGTCAGGCTATTGACCATCTTAAGTATATCAAGAGTCATATGGAGTATAACGAGAAACTGCGTTATTATTTTGGCCCCATGGCTGGAGACCATGCAGGGCAACGCTGGACTGAGAAAGATATTGTTACTGCAAAAGGAGACCGTGTTATTGCAAAAGGTACATCACAGCGTTTGCGTGGGCGTGCTGAAATAGATATGCGGTATACCGGGATCATACTGGATGACTTTGAATCTGAATTAAACACGAAAACGCCCGAAAGACGCGATGAAATCAAAAAGTGGATCGTATCTACGGTTTATCCATCTTTGGAAGAATCTAAGGGCCGTGAAGGCTGGATATGGCTATTGGGTACTATTGTTCACTATGATAGTTTCCTGCAAATGGTGGTTGATGGTGCAAAACAGGCCAAAGAGGAAGAACGCAAGTACGTATGGGATCTGACATTCCATAAGGCTATTGAAGATGATAAGCCGTTGTGGCCCGATCAATTTCCGCTTGAGAAACTGCGTGCCAAGAAGCAGGAGTTTATTGAAGCAGGAATGGTCAATAAGTTTGCTCAGGAGTACATGAATGATGCCCGTGATATTTCCGGTGCAGCATTTAAGATAGACCGTATCCAGTACTATACAGGTAATTTTCATTCTGAAGATAGATTTGCGTATATTAAGTCTAATAATGAATATATACCCGTTAATATCTATATGGGAGTCGATATAGCGGCTACAGCAACCAGCACATCTGATTTTCAGGTAATTGTTGTCATGGGCATAGATTCAGAGAAGAACCGCTATGTTATTGAATATTTCCGTGAACGCATACCAACATTCGATCTGCCACAGCATATTATCGATATGGCTAAGAAATACCAGCCGGTTAAGAGGGCAACCATTGAAACAGTTGCAGCACAGGAAATGGTAAGGGATATGGTGGATAGGATGGCTAGGGCTGACAGGAGACTATTGCCCGGAATATTTAAGGGAGTCAAACCTCCGGGAGGCATCAAAAAGCAAGACAGGCTGGAAACATCGTTAGGCCCTATAGTAAATAGCAAGAAACTGTATATCAAGCGAAGTATGACTGAACTTGTTGATGAGTTCTTTGAACATCCGTTTCCAAAGCATGATGATGTAATGGATGCACTGTATTATGCTGATTACTACGCTAAGCCTCCAAAGAGCGACAGAATGGACAAAGAGTCTTTTGATAAGCGTGAAACAATGAGTATTATAAAAAAATACAATTGGTTTACAGGTGCTCGAGTTAATTAAACTTTTTGTAAAAAAAGACTTGACTCATGTTTTATTATTGTTTTATATTACGATGTAGCTATGCCTATACCTCAAGATCCGAGAGCAAAAATAAACGAAGAGCTTTTTAGGCGTTATAAGGATGCTCGGTCTGATTGGGAGATAGATGCTAGGACAGATCTAGACTTTTATTTCGGCAACCATTTCAGTGGAAACGAGATAGATGAACTTGCATCTAGGAACCAAGCAGCTGTACCAATGGATCGTGTTGCTCCTGCAGTTGAGAAACTCAAAGCAATGCTCACATCTAAAGAGCCTGCGTTTACTGTAATACCAAGAGAAGACTCAGATGTCAAAGTATCTAAACTCTGGCGTATCATCATGAGTTATGTCTGGGAGATATCTGATGGGAATATGCAGCTCAAGCAGGCAATACATGATCATTCTACAACAGGCATAGGCTATCTTTATGCCTATATAGATCCTGAAGCTGACTTTGGCAAGGGAGAAGTCAAGTTTACTGCAGTTGATCCTTTTCGTGTATATGTGCCTTCTACAAGCCGTGACAGGTATTTTGGCGATGCTGATAATATCATCCTGTCAACTATACTTACAGGAGACCAGATATTAAACCTTTATCCTGAACTTGGATCACTCCCGGCAACTGATGAGGGCGATGAGGATCGTATTGTACTTGATCAGATCAGTACTTATCTTGATGAGGACTACCCAGATTCCCAGAATCAGAATACTACTAACGTATTTACTCCTGCAGA